TCGCAAGCTGGTGACGCAAAACGGTGTGACATCGGGCTGGGCCGCAGAAACGGCGGCGCGTCCGGAAACAGCGACGCCGACATTCAACGAAATCGTCCCCAGCTTTGGTGATCTTTACGCCAATCCGGCGGCGACGCAGGCCATGCTGGATGATGCCGCATTTGATGTGGAGGCCTGGCTGGCGGATGAAATCGCTACCGAATTTGCCAAGGCCGAAGGCGCAGCATTCATCAACGGCAATGGCACCAACCGTCCGCGTGGATTTTTGACCGGCACCGTTGCGGCAACAGGCGATGCGACGCGGGCCTTTGGCACGTTGCAATATGTGCCGACGGGCGTGGCGGGCGGATTTCCTGCGACCAATCCGCAAGACAAGTTGGTGGAGCTGGTGCACGCTGTGCGCGCGCCGTATCGGCAGGGGGCAAGCTGGGTCATGAATGCGTCGACCTTGTCGCTTATTCGCCGGTTCAAAACGACAGATGGTGCGTTTTTGTGGCAACCGGGGCTCGCCGCAGGACAGCCCGATACGTTGATGGGCTATCCAGTCGTTGAAGCCGAAGACATGCCTGATATTTCAGCAGGCAGCCTGTCGATTGCCTTTGGTAATTTCAAGGCGGGCTATTTAATTGCCGAACGGAGCGAGACCAACATCTTGCGCGATCCGTATTCGAACAAGCCTTATGTCCATTTCTACGCAACGAAGCGCATTGGTGGCTCGCTGATCAACTCAACGGCAATCAAATTGATGCGCTTTTCAGTGTCGTAAACATTTTGGCCTCTGCCCGCGTGATCCGTGGGCAGAGGTGCTATTTGGTTAGTATAAAAGATATATAAAGCCGATATGGCTAAAAATGGCGCAAATCGGGGGTCAGGACCGGTCCTGCCCCCCGGCTGCGCGTTTCCCATAACTCAAAGGAACATCAGATGTTGAGCCTTGATCCGCTCGGCCTTGACAGCGTCATGCTGGCCGAGGTTCGGGCCTATATGCGTGTCGATCCGGACACCGATGAGAATGTGTTGACCGTCTGTGCCGTCGCAGCCGTTCAACATGCCGAGCAGTTTACGCGGCAGATACTTATGCGCCGTGGTGCAAAGGAGTTGGTCACGGCAGGGTCTGGCTGGCAAATTTTGCAGGCCATGCCTGTGCAGTCAATCGCAGGCGTGACGGGCATTCCGGCAGAAGGCGCAAGTTTTGAATTGGCCGCGTCCGCGTGGGAGGCAAAGATCAGCTCACGCGGAGAAGCCTATTTCAGGGTGCTACAGCCCGGCATAGCCGGGCGTGCGGAGATATCGCTTATCGCTGGCCTATCGGCGGATTGGGTAAGCCTGCCGGAGTCACTTCGGCTTGGCTTGCTGCGGCTGACGGGGCATTTTTACAACAACCGCGATGCAAGCAATGATGTTGGCCCGCCTGCCGCTGCACTGGCGTTGTTACTGCCATTCCGCCGGATGCAATTGGCATGAGCGCGGAATTTGCCGGCACGTTGCGCGAACGTGTCGTGATCGAAACGCGCCTTGGCACCCGCGACAGCCGCGCAGGCGCCGTGGGCAATTACCGCTATGACGGGCAGGCATGGGCAGCGGTTTCACCGTTAATGCCCGCCGATCTGACGCGTGGCGATGCGCTTTCGGCGCTGCCGCGTTGGCGGGTGACGTTACGCAAGCGCGAAGGCGTGGGGCTTGGCACAAGGCTGACATGGCGGGGCAAATATCTTGCGGTGCGCGCGGCGCTCAGTGATCCGCAGACGCCCGCGCAAATGCACCTGACCTGCGAAGAAGTGCGATGAATATCGACCGCCTGAAGGCCAAGGCCGATGCCGTGGGAGCGGTGCGCGTGGAGCAGATCAGCGACCGTTTAATGGCAACCGACTTGCCGCAAGGCGTGCGCGCCGAGCGCAACGGCGATGGCGTGACTTTAGTGGGCAAAAACCTGCGCCGCCGGATGCTGGACGATGCGCAATTAAGGAATTTCGGACGATGAGCGATGCAGTGCAAGCCTTGCAAGCCGCCGCCGTGGCGGCGCTGTCAGCGCACCCGGTGTTGGCCGCGCAGTTGACGGGCATTTATGACGGCCCGCCGCCGCGTGCAGCCTTTCCGTATCTGGCCGTCACTGACGGATTGGTGAGCGATTGGGGCACAAAAACGCAACAGGGGCGCGAAATCCGGCTGGCGTTTACGGTCTGGGATGATGGCGAGGTCGCGACGCGGCTGACGGACCTTATGGGCCATGTCGACGATGCCTTATTGGCGATGCCGCAGGATTTGCCCGGCTGGCGGATCGCAAGCTTGGTCTTCCTAAGGTCCATCATAGTGCGCGATCCGGCAGGGCCATGGGCGGGGCTGGTCGAGCACCGCGTCCGATTGCTCGCGGTCTAAGCCACACAATATTTTTTACCGCCAATGCGCGGGCATTTTTCGAAAGGATAAGGACATATGCCAGTAGAAAGAGGAAGCGCCTTCCTGTTGAAGGTTGGCGATGGCGCAGCCACGCCAGTATACGCAACGGTCGCTGGCCTGCGCACCACGCAATTGTCGATCAATGGCGATCCAGTGGTCATCACCCATAAGGGCAGCGGCGCATGGCGTGAGTTGCTGTCGGGCGCTGGTGTGCGGTCGGTGTCGGTGTCGGGGGCAGGCGTCTTTACAGGTTCATCCGCCGAGACACGGATCAAAAACAACGCCCTTTCGGGGCAGTTGGACGATTATGAATTGAGTTTTGAAGGTGGGGAGCAGCTGCGCGGAAAATTTCTGGTCGCGCGGCTCGATTATGCCGGTGATTTCAATGGGGAGCGGTCCTACACGCTGGCGCTTGAAAGCAGCGGACAGGTAACGTCGCTATGACCCGGCCAGCCAATGTTGCGCGCGGCGAGGCGTCGGTGTTGCTGGAAAGCGGGGCTATCGTTTTGCGCCCAAGCTTTGCGGCGTTGGTCGCGGCAGAAGACGAGCTTGGACCGTTGTTTGCGCTTGTGGAACGGGCGGCGACGGGCAATTTGAAGCTTTCTGAAATGGTCGCTTTATTCTGGCATTGCCGCCATGACGCCGCCACCGAAATGACGCGTGATATGTTCAGCGAGAGCGTTACCAAGGCCGGGCTTTCGGCGATGACGCCCGCGCTGAAAATCCTGCTGGGCCAGATATTGAGCGGGCAATGACCTTTGCCAATGTCGCAGCCCAATTGGCGGCGCGCACGGCCCTGACTTTGGGATGGCGGCCCGATGACTTTTGGAACGCCACACCCGCAGAATTGCAAGGCATATTGCAAGCGATTGCCGGCGATGACGAAGCGCCGCCAAGCACGGACATTATCCACCAACTGATGACGCGGTTTCCAGATAGCCCAAGCGGAGATACCTAATGGATGAAGAAATTGACCGGCTGGTCGTGTCGGTGCGCGCCGACACTCGCGCCTTTGCAAGCGATGTTGCCGCGATGCGCGCGGAACTTGACGGGCCATTTACCGGCGGATTGGAACGCGCCGGGTCCGCGCTTGAACGCGGTCTAACGAGCGCCATTCAACGCGGCAAATTCGGCTTTGAAGACTTACGCCGTGTGGCGTTGTCGGTATTGTCCGAGATTGCGGCTGCCGCCATTCGATCGGGTTTGAATGGGGGCAGTGGCGACGGCGCTGGCAACCTGCTTAGCAGTTTGGGGACATTGCTTGGCGCAGCATCAGGTGCGCCGGGCCGCGCGACGGGCGGCCCTGTGTCGCCGGGCCGTGCTTACCGTGTCGGCGAACGCGGGCCTGAGCTGTTTGTCCCCACGAGTAGCGGGCGGGTTGAGGCGTCGACTGCGTCCGGCGCGACGACGCATGTGCGGATGACGATCAACGTGTCGGATGCACGCGGCACTGCGCCCGCGGCGCTTGAACGGTCCTCGCGCCATGTCGCGCGTGCCGTCCGCCAAGCCCTGGCGCGGGATTGAACCGTGGCATATTGGCTATGCGACAAAAGGCGGCGGCAAAAATCATCGCCAGTCATGCGCTTCGACCCGCGCTTTTGGACGGTGAATTTCCCGCGCCCGATGATGGCGTCGGTGGTGACGACTGGCCCGGAATCCTTGCGCACAGACGCAGTATTTTATCGCAGCGACGATCTGGCGGGCCTGATCTGGGACAGCGTCGATGCATGGGACCACCCATTGCTGGCCTATGAAACCAACCGTGATTACCGGCGGCTAACCATCAGTTTTAGGTGGCGGTCGGAAGGCATCATGCCGTTAAATGTCGTCAACGGCCCGACGCTGACCATATCAGGCCGCGATGCCAATGGTGCAGCCAAAAGCTGGTATGTGCGCCTATGGAATTATGCCGTTGGCACGCCGCAAGACGCCCAGATCGTGCTTGATTTTAGCAATCTTTCTGGCGGGTTTTTATTACCGCAAGAGGGCGACCCAGTGTTTGCGGGCGACATTGACCGGATGTTCATTTCACTCGTTCCGCCAAGCTATAATGGCCAGCCCGGCAGCTTAAGCGCCCCGGCAGAAGGCTGGGTCGAGTTGACCGAAATCCGCTGCGATGGCGCGGGCGTTATGTTGGACACCGGCGATGTCATGGTCCCCGAACATCACCTAAAAATGGCGACGGGCTATGATGATGCCTATAACCAGACGC